AACAGAAAGCAGCACAACTTATACCTTTACAGGTGAAAGTGATGTAGTAATCTGGGGTGTAGAAGCTAATGAAAACATTGAGATTACAGTAAACTATGGTGACGGTTTTGAAGCTATGGTTTATACACTGGATCTTAGTGGAGTAGAGTTAGCTACCGAATAGCAACTAAGTAAGATAATAAACTACCCAAAACCCCCCGCAGGAAAGCAGGCAATTAAGCTCTCTTGCGGGGGCTTTTCTTTACCCCCGGCATCCTTGGAGCAATCAGGCTCTTAAGGAGTTGGGGGTTTCTTTTATTGTGGATTTGTTTCCTTGAACTAGGCATGTGGAGACGGTGGTATTGATGTCAAGAAAAGATAAGTAATGTGTGGAAAAGGCTTGAAATGAAGGTATTCCGAGAGTTGGGGGGAGAAACTGCGGCTCTCGGATTTTTTGTTTTGTGTCAAAACCAAACATATCCACGGTCGGTAGGTCATAGGGTTGAGTTGACAGGTTTGAAATGGAATAGGTTGGGGAGAAAGAATTATTAAATATTTCATGTATTCATATCAAATCATATTAAATCATATAAAAATGTTGAAAAGAAAATAAAAATATGGTATAATACTAAAGAGTGAAAACCCGAAAAATATATGCGAGGAGATTTGATATGACTATTGAGAATAATGATAAATGGATTAATCTTGAAGAAGCCGCTGATTACTTGAGCGTAAATAAAGACACTATAAGAAACTGGATTCGAAAAGACATAGGCATTCCAGCACACAAAATAGGTAAGCTGTGGAAGTTTAAAAAATCAGAATTAGACGAGTGGATTAAAAGTGGAAAAAGTGCAAATATTTAGAATAGGAGACATAAGATGAATAGAAATGCTATAAGTTTATTTTCATCTTCTGGAATTGGAGATTTAGGATTAAAAGCAAACAATATTCAAACGGTCATTGGATGTGAGCTGTTACCAGAACGTATGAAACTGTTTTCAAATAACTATCCTGATGCAAAATGTTTTCTAGGAGATATTTGGGAGTTAAAAGAAGAAATTGTTTCGTATTATAGAACACAATATGAAGAAGCACCATTTATGATAATAGCAACTCCGCCATGTCAAGGAATGTCATCAAATGGCATGGGGAAAATGTTAAATGATTATAGAAAAGGTCTTAGACCAAAGATGGACCCAAGAAATCGATTAATAATTCCGGCAGTCAAGATAATAAAAGAACTTCAGCCAGAGTGGGTAATTCTTGAAAATGTGGCTAATATGGTCAATACACTAATTTTAGACGAGGAAGATAATTTAATAAATATTATTGAATATATTAAAAGAGAATTAGGAGATGTTTATTCTGGAGAACCTAAGGTAGTTGATGTGGCGGATTATGGGATTCCTCAACACAGAAGAAGATTGATAACAGTATTAACGAGAAACGAAAAAGGAAAAATGGTTTTTGAATCAAATAAAACACTTATTCCGCCGCCAACTCATTCTTCAACAGATACGTTGGTAACAAGCCATTGGATTACATTGAGAGAGGCTATTGGTAATCTTCCGCCACTTAGGGCTGAAAAAGGTAAAAACATTGATAAAAAGTTTAATCCATTGCATAAAGTTCCAATTCTTGATGAGAAGAAGATATTTTGGGTTGATAATACACCTGAAGGTGAGACCGCCTTTAACAATCAGTGTGTAAATCCTGAATGCGGATATACAGGAAACCAAAGACACGGAGCCTCTCATAATGAAGAAGGAATAAATAAATACAGTACAGAAACGCCCTTATATTGTGAAAAATGTGGTGCCTTACTACCTAGACCTTGGGTTGAAGATAAGAAAACAGGTGAAAAACGTTTAATGAAGGGATTTGTGAGCGCTTATAAAAGAATGATGTGGGATGAACCTGCGAGCACATTGACCCAAAATTTTCAATTTGCTTGCTCGGATAACAAACTTCATCCAGATCAGTGTAGAGTGTTATCCTTGTATGAGGGATTGGTGCTTCAAAGTATTGCTGATTATGATTATTCATTTGTTATAGATGGTAAGACAGTACCAGATGGATTGATTAGAGATACAATCGGTGAAAGCGTACCTCCAAAAATGATTGATCAGATTTGCAAATTCATTTTGAGTATTTCAAAGTAAAAAACAAGACCGAAGAGTGTGTTGAATTCCGCATATTCTTCGGTCTCTTATTTTATTTTACTTTTTTACCTATCCATTTCTTCTTTGAAAAGGCATCAATGTACTCTGGACGATCTATTACTGCTAACCATCCTGAACACATTTTTGAAATTCCATCGGAATTCATAATAGAAACACTTGTAGTACGGCCACCATTCTCTTTTGGTTGCACAATTTTTCCCCAGTCATCTACAACTAGGTCATTTCTATAAAAACAAGCTGAAACTGTTGGTACCTCATTTATAAAGTCCCAGAATATTGCAAGTAAATTGTTTGTCTCACGATGGTGCGCTTTCCAATCGAAAGAATTTACAATTGCTATACGCTGCTCACCAATAAGTGGTTTAGGCGTTTTTGAGGCAGGTGGTGTACTACCACAAGTTGCTTTAACTTCAACTCCGCCATATAAAAATGGACTGAATAAAGCTTTGTCTTTAGGATATTTTTTCCCATCAACTTCGGTGTATAAAGTATTAAAATATGCGAGACGCTCGGGAGTATTAGTAAGAAGCAAATCAGGATATCCATCTTGATGTAAATTAGATTGCAATCCGTTATTCGCAAATCTTTGGACACTTTTAGCGAAATACTCACCAACCATACCGCTTAAGTTTCTCATTCCAAGAACTTCAAAAATGTTGATATCAAACTGTCTGGTTTGTGCATCCAATGCCTGTATAGCCTCATTGCAAAAATTGATTGCCTTGAGTAGATCATCGTTACTGATAATTAGTTCGTCGTTGATTTTCACCGAGTGAGAATCATTCAAAATATAATTGTATTCCATGACAAATCCTCCTTAAATGTCAAAATTCAAAATTCTTGTATATTTTTCTATATAGTCTGGAATATCTAGAATTGCAAACCACCCTTCGGACATTTTTTGTTTTCCAGATGCGACCATACTACATACCTTTGTGTTTCTCCCGGCAGTTCCACTAATACTTCCCCAGTCATTAGGCGTTAACTCACTAGAATAAAACGCTGCCGTTATGGATGGCTTATATCCGCCAGGAACTTCAAAATAATCATAAGTTATTCCTAGCAGTTCTTCGACTTCCTGATGGTGTGCTTGCCATGTTAGGCCGTTTAAAAAAGCAATTCGTGGTGCTGCTTTTGGAATAGTAGTACCTGTAGGTACACTTCCTACAGTACACTTTACTTCTAGACCGATGCCAAAGTTTCTTAATTCTTCCTCAGAAGCATTTAGGGCATATGCAGGAACTATGTCGGGATGACCTTTTTCAATGGGATTTACAATGGCTTCGCCGTTAGTTATCTGAGCTATATTCTCGCATAATATACAGCCAACCATTGCACTTGTTGTTTTGTAATCAATGCTTTTAAATAGTGAAACAGGTAATTGTAATAAAGACTCATTTGCTTTATTGATTGCATATGTAACGTCATCTACAGTCAGTGAAAAACCACAATCAAAATCAATATTGTGATTGATAAGATAATTAAACATTTGTACCTCCTTTATATTTCTTGCATAAGTGTTGAATGGACGGAGAAGTTTCATCTAATATTATTGTCGGCTAAGAACCTCCTATTTTAGTTCCGGCTTAAAAGCGTCTGAATTTTTATTGAAATACAGTTCTGTTGTGCCTTTGTTTTCAAAAATATTAAGCATCATGTCCAAATGCCATAGGGTTTCTTTTTTCTTTAATTCTTCAAGTGGCATCCAAAATATTTCTCCCTCTGATGAGGATTGAATATCTCCAAAATATGTGTTGGCCTTATATAGGAAAACCATATAGCGAGAGCCATCTTCTTCAACCCAGTCTTTAATTCCACACAACTTAAGATTAGATATGGTCAATCCGGTTTCTTCTTTTATTTCTCTAATCATGGAATCAACGACAGATTCTCTGTTTTCGACATGGCCACCGGGGAAGATTAATCCTTTTGAGTTGCATACAAGCTTTTCTTCGACAAGTACATTTCCCTGGTCATCATAGATCATACACATATTTGTAAGTTCGACAGGGGTTTTACGATTCATTCGTTCCACCTCAATCCTTTAGAGTTTCCATGATGTCTTCCAACTTACAATCCATGGCTTCACAGATTTTGAGAAGAACATCAGTGGTGATGTTTGCGCCTTTGCCTAGCTTGGCAATGGATGCTGCACTGATTCCAGCAGCCTCCTTGAGATCATTTTTATTCATTTCTTTATCTATTAACATTTTCCATAACTTGTTATAACTGATTCGCATAATCAACCTCCTTGTTATACAGCAAAACATCAAGTGAATCATCTTGATGTTTTGCTGTAAGATAGTTTTTCAAAAGTTCTACATCTTTACTGATATCTCGTGGCTTGATTCTGTTGATTACCTTTTCTTCAACTTCTGGAGTCCAGTAAATCTTTAACTTTTCTCTTGCTCTAGTGATGGCGGTATAGAAAATATTGTGTGTTACTAATTCTTCCACCTCATCTGTAATAACTATCTTTACAGAGTCGTATTCGAGACCTTGCGCTTTATGAATGGATACGGCATAAGCAATTTGGAATGGAACAACGGTATTTGAACTTCTATCATCTCCATCCTCATCAGCACTCTTTAATTTGTGTACATTAAATCTGATTACTGATTTATCTTCATCCTCCGAGCATTCGAGTAGTTGGAGATTTAAGTAACCGATATCACTTTCATCTATTACCTTTGGTATCTCAACATCAAACTGAATGCGTTCATCATGAGTTTCTGGATCCAGGATTTCTATTCCCCTGATAATTCCCTTCATATTGTTGTGTATGACGGGGAAGAACCTATCTGAATCGAGGAAAAGAATCGGATCTCCAACTTTATACTGCTGAACATCCCATTGAACAGCAGGGTTAGGATTGCTTTCCTGTAGGAATCTATTGATGTTGTTGATTCCATATAAGCCATCATAATTTAAACAGAGGATAGCTTCGCCCGGTTCAAGTGAAGAGAGTAGGGTTTCATCTACTTTTAAGGAGTAGCTTTCTCTCTCGATGACTTCTTTTGCTGTATCATCCATATGTCTAACCTTGTCCCAAAGTTCAAGCAATCGCTTGTCCTTAGTTCGATGAGGCTGGGTAAGTTCAAAAACAGCACTTTCAGGTAAAAATGATTTTAGTACCGAGAACCAATTGCCAAATTGAATTGCATCAATTTGATAAGTGTCTCCAACCAATAAAAGCATTTCAAAATTTGCTTTTTGCAGTACCTCAACCATATCTTTATTGCTAACGGTACTACATTCATCAATAACTAATAATTTATATTTTGCAAAAGAAGAACCTTGGTGTTTAAAACTTTCAATTGTTGAAAAAGTTGTATTTTCAGCATCAATCTTTCTCATCAAGTTCTCCTTTGCAGGATTTGTTTGTGTTAGGTATAATTTATCTGCATCATTTAAATAGTGGGAAACATGGTTTATTAGCGTAGATTTCCCTACACCCGCAGAACCATATATTACACCAACTTTTGACTCTGAAAATATACGAGTGATGATAGCTTTCTTTTCATCACAGTCAATTTCGTAATCATCAGATAGTAGCCAAAATTCAACATCGTCACTGTAATTTTCAATGCCTGATTCCGCCAACTTCTGTAGTTTCTCAATTACTTTGCAAGTATCAATCTTGTAATCATTTATAAATACTTGATTATGTTCAAGCATTAAATCACTTTCAGGTCTGTGTCCCGACCAAAGGCTACCGTTGTACTGTTCGATGAGCTTTGGATAATCGGGGAAATTACCCAATTCATCAATATCAGTGAATAGCTGACCTTTACCTTCCGTGTTATTTCTTATAAACCTGGCGAACAATTCAGGGCGTTTATCCTTACAAGGAATACAATCGAATACAGCTCCTAACTTTGGGTTATGACCAACAGGAGATCTGTTAAACGGTAAAGTATCAAACTGCTTGCAACCATTTGATAAATACAAACCAGAAAGATTACTATTTCCAGCATTTATCCACTCTTCATAATATTTGCTGTAGTAGCCAGACGAGTATTGGCTTTTAATTATAACGTTGTTCATGTTGTAAAGCAGATATCGTAGTACGTTTTGTCCATTACGTCCGTTTCGTATAAGATTCCTGCATTCATCTAAAATTGGAATAAACACCGTAGATTTAAGGTTGTTTTTCCATTCGAGAGTAATCCTATCATAGGCCTTATCCGGGAAGTCCATTAGGGTAGTCAGAGTGTATTTCGTTTTAGTAAGAAACTCACAGATCAATCGTTGCTCTGGATAAGGTACTCTTATTTTCTTGCCTTTTATCAGTGAAATGAAATTTTGAAATTCACAGTCACGAATGGAAACTTCCCAGCCATCGATAATGATGATGGGCATTGTTTTTCCTAGTATCTCAATAGTCTCATGTACAAGATGAAACTTTGATGCGTAATTGCTTTTGATTGGAAGTTTGGTAAAAGCAATTACTCTGTTAGACTTGGATTTGTTTTTTCTATCATCTATGGGTGTAAATGTGATTTCATAATATATTTTTCTATTCACAAACAGTGGTTTGATTTTTTGAATATAGTATTTATCTTTACTGTCGGTATGTAATTCCGCAGGATACTGTTCTATTTTTTCAGAAATCTTTTTATAGTACTCCTGTAAGGTATCATCTAAACGAAGAGGAAATTTATCTATGTTATGTAATACCTCAATACCATAGTAGTGGCTAAGAAGGTTCTTTGCCTCTAGCAAGTATTGGTAATACTTAAGCATTAATCGTTCAGAGCCATCTTCATCTAGAGTATATTGTGTAGTGACAACTTCCAAGTAATTATGGAATTTATATAAAGTGTACAGTTCACTGTTTATCTGTGCAAACTCGGTGGCTTTTGCTATGTTTTCGGCAGTGATAGGTATTTCTCTGCCGTTGGCATAAAACTTGAGCATGACGTGATTTACGAACTTTGTCAGTTGCTCTAAAATGTCTTGAGAAATAGCACCACGAGAATTGTTTTCTATTTCATCTAAATGTCTACATATTACACTATCTATCTTCTTGATAGATTCATCGATTGTTGGCATCAACATTCCTCCTTTCGTTTATTAATATTCTCCATCATCCCAGTCATCGATAAAGGCATCATACGGAAAAGTACCTGAAAATCTGTCTGGATGAAGCTTTACATACAAATTGCGTATTTTGGTTCTGGAACTTCCCGAAAAAGGAGTTGCAGAGCCACTGCCTAAAAAGCTGTTGCTTATATTGTTTAATTCGCTAAGTAAACCAAAAACATACGATTTTAAAGATGGATCAGCAAATGCATCTGCTTTTGAAATCCATTTAGTTTCATACAAGTCTTTTATTTTACAAGGCAGAGTCCTGTCAATTAATGATTCAGCATAGTTTTCTCCGATGAGAACAAGCATGATTTCGTCATAATCTGCGGTGAACTCTTGAAGTAATAAATTATCTTCAGAAGAATATGGTGATTCATCGGCCTGTTTTTCAGGAAGCTGAACACTCGTTGTTCCAATAGCACTGTTTCCGTTTAATTCGTTTGACAGGGTGCTTATTGCGTTACCCCACGCATCGGCTACTGCCTGCCCAGATGCTAGTATCTTTTCTTCAATAATGTTATGCGGGGTTTTATCAGCACTCTTCGGAGTGCTTTTTTCTTTGCCTGAAGCCTCTCTTAAGATTTCCAAAAACAAGTCAGTAATCTTGGTAGAAGCATTCACAGCATTGATATCTGGAATATCGTCCTTGAATTCATCAGCAAGCAGTTGTGCAGTTGTATCTCCGAAGCCTTCAAGGTATGAAGGAAATTCATCGTCATCACTTAAGTTTGCCAATATAAGAGCAGCAACTTTTGAAATGCTTGTATTGCCATTAAAGTATGCCTTAAAAGTATCCGGGCTAGTGCCTGCTAATAATTCTGGTCCACTATCATTCATCATGGCTTCAAAAATGGTCTTCGTAAATATTTTTGTGTTACTTGCTCCACCAATTACATTCTTTAGTTTCTTTGCAAAAATCTTAAATTCCATAGTTCCACCACCTTAAGTGTCTATTAATACCCAAGCCTACCCGTCGCTACCAAGTTCTACCGAGCTAATGTTTTATACTCGTAAGTGTAAAAACAAGTAACAAGGCGCTTACATAGATTCAGTGGGTGTGTGGGAATTGGTCTACACATTATTATATCAGAAAAATTCACAAAATTCTACACTTTCTCATGAACAAAATATGCGTTCGCAAAGAAATACTTGTTTATACGTATTTTTGATTCGTTTCAATAAACACTCTGCTATTGAGTTAGGTACATAAATCATTGTGTATCCACCTGAGTGACAGATACTCAAATATAAATATCACAAGGCCTGATTAGCTATAAGGGCATTGGGATACAGATATCGGCACCAACCACAGGACAACCTGTGGAAGGTTGCGATAGAAGTACCCTTATTTCCTTATGCTCATTTTTCAGGCAACACGGGTCGGTACTTCTAAAGCATCGGCCCATTTTGTATTCCTTGCCCTTCCGCAAAGAGTCAGGCGGAAAGGACAAAAGAATGAAACTTAAGGTTCGTTATGAAAATGAGTTCCAGACAATTGAACTGGACGCAAAATCAATGGATGAGATGTGGGTCAGCCTGTCTTTAGAGGATGGCGAAAATCTCACACAGGAAGAAAAGGAAAACATGATTCAGGATGCGTTTGAAGAGATGTTCAATAAGCCTGAATACAACAACTGGCATAAGTTTGACCGTCATCGAGGAAATTTGAAGAAACAGTTCCGTAAAGATGATGAAGATGCTGACGAAAGTGATGGTTTGGATACGGTTGGAGATTACTCGCAGGAAGAGGAACGCAACCGTCAGTACGAATATGAAGATTTATGCCAGGGAATCCGTGATGTGTTAAAGCCTGAGTATGCAGAGGTCATCATTGCTGTGTGCCTGGATGATATGACCCCGGAAGAATATGCGGCTACCACAGGCGACAAGAGAGACACCATATATAAACGATTACAAAGAGCAAAGAAAAAAATTCTGGAATTTTTATAAGACTGTCCAATCTGACCCTCTTCCAAGGCTACAAGGTAGAGGGTCAACCTCAAATAAATTACAGGAGGTAATTCAGATGAGCGAATTACAGGTTTTTAATAATGCGGAATTTGGCTCTGTCCGCACAATGTCTATTAATGGTGAGCCATATTTTGTCGGTAAAGATGTAGCTTCTATTTTAGGATATGCAAAGCCTCTTAATGCACTGGCTATGCACGTTGATGAAGATGACTCCCTAAAACAGGGACTCATCGACAGTATGGGAAGAACGCAGGAAACCATTTTTATCAACGAGTCCGGTCTTTACAGTCTTATTTTTTCAAGCAAGCTGCCGACTGCTAAAAAGTTCAAACACTGGGTAACAAGTGAGGTTCTCCCTGCTATCCGTAAGCATGGTGTTTATGCAGTGGACGAGGTATTGAATGACCCGGATATGCTGATTGCAGCACTGACTGAGTTAAAAGCAGAACGTGAAAAGACAAAAACTCTGATGGAAACGGTAGCAGTACAGAAACAGCAGATTACTGAAATGAAACCCAAGGCGAGTTATTACGATGTGGTGCTGAACTGCAAGGATCTTGTGGCAATTTCAGTAATTGCAAAGGATTATGGATGGAGTGCAAACCGTATGAATCAGTATCTTCATGAAAAAGGTGTGCAGTACAAGCAGGGCAACAAGATCTGGTTATTGTATCAGAAGTATGCAGAGATGGGTTACACCAGCACAAAGACTCACAGTTATCCGGGCAGTGACGGTTCGATGCATACAGCGGTTCATACATACTGGACTCAGGTAGGACGTCTTTTCATCTATGAACTGTTAAAGGCAGACGGTATTTTACCAACGATGGAGAGGGAGGATGCAGATGACAGATAAATTTAATGCAGAAGGTTACTACGACCCTGTTACTTATGAGGCATTAAACCGTATTGAAAAGGAAGAAAGGGCAGCCAGAAAAGCTGCCTCTTTCAAGCCTGTGGTGTATGTGTGCAGTCCTTATTCCGGGGACATTGAGAGAAATACTGCCAATACAAGAATGTATTCAAGATTTGCTGTTGCAAAGAATACCATTCCATTTGCACCACATCTCTTGCTGCCACAGTACATTTCAGAAGAGCATGAGCGTGGTCTTGCTATGTTCATGAATAAAGTGTTCCTCGGTAAATGTGATGAACTGTGGGTGTTCGGTAACAAAATTACAGAGGGCATGGCGGAAGAAATTGAACTGGCAGGAAAAATGAGAAAGAAAATCAGATATTTTTCTGAAGATTTGCAGGAGGTGGAGGCAAAATGAAATTGACGGTTTATACGGCAGACTGCGTGGGCAGTCTGTCTAACTGTGTTTATCCCAATAAACAGATTATTACGGATGAAACGGCTATGGCTGAGGCAGTGAAACATGACCATGTCACTGCAGAATACAAGGATAATTATCGTGGTAACTCCAATTTTATCATTGCCGATAACGTTCCCCTTGACTGTGACAATGACCATAGTGATAACCCGGATGACTGGATTACTCCGTTTGAGGTTGCCATGGCTTTCCCGGATGTTGCTTTTGTGGCCGTGTACAGCAGAAATCATATGAAAGTAAAAGACGGCAAATCAGCCCGTCCAAGATTTCATGTGTACTTTGTTATCCCGGAGATTACTGACTCTAAAGAATATACAGCCTTAAAGAAACGCATCGCAGCGTCGTTTCCATACTTTGACGGGAACGCACTGGACAGTGCAAGACTGCTTTTCGGTGTGTCTGCACCACAGGTGGAATTTTATGATGGCAGCAGTAACATTGTAGATTTTCTTGATGACCAGGAATTTGAAACCTGGGATAAGCAGACAANCCTTGTGCCACAGGGAAAGCGTAACAGTACCATGTCCCATTATGCAGGAAGAATCATCAAACGCTATGGAGATACGGAAGAGGCATATCAGCTTTATTTACAGAAAGCAGAAAAATGTGATCCTCCGCTTGATGATGTGGAACTGAAAACCATCTGGAACAGTGCATTAAAGTTTGGTGCAAAAGTATCTGCACAGGAAGGCTATATTCCGCCGGAACAGTACAATGCAGGCTATGAACTGAAACCGGAGGATTACTCTGATGTGGGACAGGCTGTTGTCATGGCAAGGGAATATAACGAAAGCCTCAGATATTCCCCTTCCACGGGCTACCTTGTTTACAACGGCAGTTTTTGGGAAGAGTCAGACCCGTTAGCACAGGCAGTGGCACAGGAACTGACTACCCGTCAGCTTGCCGAGGCAGAAACGGAGATTAAGAAAAGGCTCAAAGAAATGGAGCAGAATGGTGCTTTTGAAATACTGGCACAGATGGGTGCGAAAAAAGCGGTTGCAGCTTTTAATGAGGAGCAGGCTCATTCCTATGAATTATATGAGGATGCCGTCAATTATAAAAAGTATGCCATCAAACGCAGGGATTCCAAGTACATCACATCGGCACTGAAAGAAGTAAGACCGATGGTGGGCATTACGCAGACACTTCTGGATGGAGATGAGTTTCTGTTAAATGCTCCCGGCGGAACCTATGACCTTCGTAAAGGTGTGGGTGTTGTAAAAGAACATGATGCATTTGACTATATTACAAAACAGACTGCCGTGGATCCGGGTAATGCGGGTGCAGATTTGTGGGAGGACGCACTGGATACATTTTTCTGCAAAGATAAAACGCTCATTGATTATGTACAAAAAATAGTGGGTTTGTCTGCTATCGGAAAAGTATATGTGGAGGCACTGATTATTGCATACGGCGAGGGACGTAATGGTAAGTCAACTTTTTGGAACGTGGTATCCAGAGTGCTGGGTTCTTACAGTGGAAATATCTCCGCTGATGTTCTGACGGTCGGGTGTAAAAGAAATGTGAAGCCAGAACTTGCGGAGGCTAAGGGGAAAAGACTGCTGATTGCGGCAGAGCTGGAAGAAGGGATGCGTCTTAATACTTCCAACGTAAAACAGCTTTGCTCTACAGATGAGATTTATGCAGAGAAAAAATACAAAGCACCCTTTTCCTATATTCCAAGCCATACACTTGTGCTTTATACTAACCACCTGCCGAAGGTCGGTGCGATTGACAAAGGCACATGGCGAAGGCTGATTGTGATTCCTTTTGAGGCAAAGATTGAAGGCAGTAATGATGTGAAGAACTTTGCAGATTATCTGTTTGAGAATGCCGGAGGTGCGATTCTGTCCTGGGTTATTGCGGGTGCAAAAAAGGTAATCGAGGATGATTACCATATTGAGCCCCCGCAGAAAGTACAGGATGCAATACGCAAGTATAAGNAAAACAATGACTGGATGGCACATTTTCTTACGGAATGCTGTGAAGTGGATGAAAGCTACACGGCAAAGTCAGGAGAGGTGTATAACTCATACCGTGCGTATTGTACCCAGGTGGGTGACTTTATTCGCAGTACGGCAGATTTTTACACTGCCTTGGAAAGCAGCGGTTTCGACCGTAAAAAGACAAGGGATTGTAACCTTATTATCGGTCTGCGATTAAAGTCAGAGTTCCTGGAATGACAAGATAATTTTTATAGTGTGGAGGTCTATGGATGTCTTTTCTATAACTATTCTTAAAGGCATAAAAAATTAGATATATATAAAGTTAGGGAAATACACTCCATAGACCTCCACATAACCCATTGGATGGAGGTGGCAGATTTGAGAGAAAAAGAAATAGAACAGAAATTAGTAACTGAAGTAAAACGATGTGGCGGTATCTGTCCGAAGTTTGTATCTCCGGGATTTGACGGAATGCCAGACCGCCTGGTGCTGTTGCCGGAAGGCAGGTTTGCCTTTGTGGAAGTAAAAGCACCGGGAGAAAAGCCAAGACCATTACAGACCGCAAGACATAAGCTTTTAAGAAAGCTGGGTTTTTCAGTATATGTCCTGGATGGCATGGAGCAGATAGGAGGAATTCTTGATGAAATACAAGCCGCATAGTTATCAGACCTTTGCCACACAGTACATTGAAAATCATAAGGTGGCGGCAGTCCTGCTTGATATGGGTCTGGGAAAAACAAGTATCACGCTGACTGCAGTTAATGACCTGCTTTTTGACAGCTTTGATGTACATAAGGTTCTGGTAATTGCACCGCTTCGTGTGGCAAGGAATACATGGAGTGCTGAAATTGATAAGTGGGAGCATCTGTCCGACCTTATTTATGCGGTTGCTGTTGGAACGGAAAAAGAAAGGCTTTCTGCTTTAACATCACAGGCGGATATTTATATTATCAATCGTGAAAATGTACAGTGGCTTGTGGAGTCAAGCGGTATTCCCTTTGATTTTGACATGGTCGTTGTGGATGAACTTTCTTCTTTCAAGAACCACCAGTCAAAACGCTTCAAGGCACTTATGAAAGTAAGACCGTCCGTACAGAGGATAGTCGGTCTTACGGGAACACCAAGCAGTAACGGACTTATGGATTTGTTTGCAGAATTTAAACTGCTTGATATGGGAGAAAGGCTCGGAAGGTTTATCGGTCAGTTCAGAACAGCATACTTTAAACCGGACAGAATGAACGGACCAGTTGTGTATTCGTATAAACCCCTTCCCGGTGCAGAGGAGCGTATTTATCAGAAAATCTCTGACATTACCATTTCCATGAAAGCCACTGACCATTTGAAAATGCCGGAACTGGTATCTTCCGAATATGCCGTTTATCTGTCGGATGAAGAAAAAGAACGCTATGAGGAGATGAAACGGGATCTGGTATTGTCACTGCCGAATGGCGAAATAACGGCGGCCAATGCAGCATCACTTTCCGGAAAACTGACCCAGATGGCAAACGGAGCGGTCTATTCCGATGATGAAGAAATTATAGAAATCCATAACCGTAAGCTGGATGCACTGGAAGATATTATTGAGGCGGCAAACGGCAAACCGATACTTGTAGCATATTGGTATCAGCACGATTATGACAGAATCGTAAAAAGGCTTACGAAAATCGGCATTGATTTTCAGAAACTTGATACCGATGCCAGCATCAGGAAGTGGAATGAAGGAAATTTGCCTGTGGCACTGATACATCCTGCCTCTGCAGGACATGGCCTTAATTTACAAAGCGGTGGTTCCATCCTTGTGTGGTTTGGACTTACATGGTCATTGGAACTGTATCAGCAGACCGTTGCAAGACTCTGGAGACAGGGTCAGACCTCAAATACCGTTTCGGTACTTCACCTGACTGCCAGGGGTACCATTGATGAAAGGATTATGAGGGCGTTATCCTTAAAGGAGAATACGCAGACCGCTTTAATCGAGGCGGTCAAAGCAGACATGACAATCCAAGGGAATAAAATACCGGAGGTGTCAAAATGACAGCAAAAGAATATTTAGGACAGGCCCGTTTTTTAGATATGCGTATTAATTCCAAGATTCAGCAGGTTGCATCATTGAATGAACTGGCTACAAAGTGTACTGCTACAATATCCGATATGCCGGGGAATCCCAACCGTGGAGGTTCCCGTATGGCAGATGCCGTAGTCAAGATTATTGACTTGCAGGAAGAAATCAACCGTGATATTGATAAACTTGTGGAACTGAAACGGGAAATTATGGAGGTTATCAGGGCAGTTCCCAATGCGGAGTATCAGACGGTTCTTGAGAAAAGGTATCTGTGTTTTAGTGCATGGGAGCAGATAGCCGTGGACATGAACTACAGCATTCAGCACATCCACCGTATGCACTCTGCAGCTTTGAATAAAATCATCGTTCCTCATGATGATGAGAGTTAATGTGATAGAATGAGAGTTCCCTGCTGTGATATGATTATAATGCAAAAAGAATAATAAACGGGCAACCGTAACAAGCCTTTGTGGGTGTGATACCTGCAAGGGCTTTTCTTATGCCCAAATGGAGGTGTGTAAATGCCAAGGAAAGCAAAACACCCGTGCCATCACCCCGGCTGTCCAAGACTGACAGAAGGAAGGTTCTGTGAGGAACACCAGAAGGAAGAGAACAGGCGTTACGAGAAGTACCAGCGCAACCCTGACACGAGAAGACGCTACGGCAGAGCGTGGAAACGCATCCGTGACAGCTATGTTAAGACACACCCCTTCTGTGAACTGTGCTACGAGAAGGGCGTGCTTACCAGGGTGGAGGAAGTCCACCACAAGATTCCATTGTCAGAAGGTGGTACGCATGACAGGGACAACCTTATTTCCTTGTGCAAGTCCTGTCATGCAAGGATACATGCTGAGAGAGGTGACCGCTGGCACGGAAGAAAGAGTGATTCTTATGAGTGATGGTCAGGACAGTCATTATAAAACTTTTTTCATTTTATTATGAATGACAGTCATGACGGTCATTTCGCAAGGGCAGGGGCGGTCAAAATCCCTACCACGGGTCCTAAAGGGCAACGGTGCCGCCCCTTCACGCACACAATTTGCGTTTTTGAACGGGGTATTAAACCCCTAATCGTTAAAAAATATAAGGAGTTGATGAAATGGCTAGAGACGGAACTGCCCGTGGCTCCAATATCAAGGTTAATGCCGGGAGAAAATCCAAGGCATTAGCTGAAAAGGTAGCAACGGGAAATCCTGGTGGTAGAAAACTGAAAGTCATTGATTTGCCGGAAGGGACAGAACTTGAAGGGGCAGATATTCCTGAACCTAGTGCGTACATAAAATCCAAGCAGAAAGCAACAGGCGAGTTTGATGCAGAAAATATCTACAGATACATCTATATGTACCTTAAGGAAAAAGGATGCGACAAACTGGTGAGTAAACATTTGGTGGAACAGTACGCAATGAGCGTTTCCCGACTGATGCAGTGCGAAGAGGCAATATCCGAATACGGATTTCTTTCCAAGCATCCGACAACGGGAGCTGCTTGTGCATCCCCATTCGTTGCAATGGCACAGAACTACCAAAAACAGGTAAACACAATATGGTACCAGATCTTCCAAGTGGTAAGGGAAAATTGCTCGACAGATTTCAATCCCGATGATGCAGACCCAATGGAGATTCTGTTACGCAGTAGAGGATAAGGAGAATTTCATAATGATAGAAAAAGTAAATCCATGCCACCCGGATAAGGTGGCAGACAGAATTGCAGGTGCCATAGTTGATTTGGCATATGCTACAGAAGATACTCCAAGGATTGCCGTGGAAGTGCTAATTGGACATGGTGTGTGCCATGCTATTATCGAAACTTCGGCACACCTTGATGAGAGAGATATCGCAGATGCAATTTTTAGAATTGCCGGGGATGTGCAGACAGATATCGTGGTAGTTCCACAGGATGAGCATCTGTCGGATAACCAGAAGGGTGCTATCCGTTGTGGGGATAATGGTATCTTTAAGGGAATGCCACTGACCGAGGAACAGAAAAAGTTATCAAAACTCGCAGGCAGAATTTATGCTGACTACCCAACAGACGGAAAGTACATTCTTGATGGGGACAGACTTATCATCTGCCAAAGCAATGCGGATACAGAAGAACTGAAATCACGATACCCAGGGGCAGAGGTCAATCCGATAGGTGCCTGGGTGGGAGGCACAAATGTAGATACAGGTGCTACCAACCGTAAGCTTGGTTCTGATATGGCTGACTCCGTAACAGGTGGTGGTCTTCATGGTAAGGATTTATCCAAAGCAGATGTATCTGTAAACATTTATGCATTCCTGAAAGCACAGGAAACAGGAGAGCCTATTAGTCTTTGTTGTGCAATCGGAGATGAAACAATCGATGGAAAGCCGTATGGAGAAATCGTACAGATTGCAAGAGACTTCATTGCGAACCTTGGTGGTTTTGAGGCATTTGCGGAATGGGGGTTATTCTGATGGGAAAACATACAACCGAAATGAAGATGGTATCTACTTCCAAGCTGATACCATATGTGAATAATGCGAGAACCCACTCGCAGGAGCAGGTCAATAAACTCCGTGGGTCTTTGCGTGAGTTTGGTTTCATTAATCCTGTTATCATCGATTCTGATTTTAATGTGATAGCCGGACACGGCAGACTGATGGCTGCAAAGGAAGAGGGCATTGAGGAAGTTCCATGTGTATTGGTGGATTACTTAACCGAGGCACAGAAGAAAGCCTACATTCTTGCAGACAACAGATATGCACAGGACGCAGGCTGGGATGAGGAACTTTTAAGACTTGAAATTGAAGCCTTGGAGGGAATGGACTTTGATGTATCTCTTACGGGTTTTGATGATCAGGAAATAGCAGACCTCTTTGCAGATAGCGAAGGTACTGGAGCAGAGGATGATGCTTTTGATTTATCCGATGCACTTGAACAGGCAGCCTTTGTTGAAAGAGGAGATGTATGGGTGGTAGGCAGACACAGACTTATGTGTGGAGATGCCACTTCGCCAGAAGATGTTGCTACTCTTATGGAGGGTAAGAAGGCAAACCTCATCATCACGGACCCGCCCTACAATGTGGCATTCGAGTCCTCTGACGGACTTTCAATTAAAAATGATAAGATGGAGAACGATAAGTTCTACGAATTCTTACTCGCAGCATTTAAGAATATGGCCGAGCATCTTGAAAAAGGTGGCTCGGCTTATGTATTTCATGCAGACACAGAAGGTTTGAATTTTAGAAAAGCATTCATTGATGCAGGTTTCCATTTATCCGGCTGTTGCATCTGGGTTAAGAACTCCCTTGTGCTTGGCAGGTCTGATTATCAATGGCAGCACGAACCTGTGCTTTATGGATTTTTACAGAATGGTAAGCACTACTGGAGCAAGAACGCAGGTCGTTCCCAGACCACCATTTGGAATTTCGATAAGCCAAAGAAGAATAAGAATCATCCTACATCAAAGCCACTTGATTTAATTGCATATCCTATTGGAAATTCAAGCCAAGAGAATGCAATTGTAATTGATACCTTTGGTGGATCTGGTTCGACTCTTATGACCTGTGAGCAGACCAATCGTATATGCCATACGATGGAACTTGATGAAAAGTATGCATCTGTCATTCTTCGCAGATATGTTGAGGATACGGATGATGCTGAAAATGTGTATGTCATTCGAAATGGAGAAAAGCTGATGTACTCCGACCTTGTAAAGGAGGTAGATTTTGGAGATGGAACAACAGAATAAGAAACCAATTACCCTCGGAAGTCTTTTTGACGGTTCCGGGGGTTTTCCATTGGGTGGGGTGCTTGCAGGTATCACACCTATTTGGAGTTCTGAAATTGAGCCATTTCCTATCAGAGTTACAATGGCTCGATTTCCTAATATGAAACATTATGGAGATATATCTGCAATTGACGGTTCAGAACTTGAGCCTGTAGATATCATCTCGTTTGGCAGCCCCTGTCAAAATCTATCGGTGGCTGGCAAGAGAGAAGGCTTGGATGGTGACCGTTCAAGTCTTTTTTATGAGGCAATTAGAATTGTTAAAGAAATGAGGGAGGCTACCAATGGAAAATATCCAAGATACATCGTTTGGGAAAATGTCCCAGGAGCATTCTCCTCAAACAAGGGAGAAGACTTCAAGGCAGTCCTTGAAGAAATCTGCAAAGTCAAAGACGGGCAGATGTCAATATCTAAACCTGCAAAATGGGAAAACGCAGGACGCATCATGGGAGACGGTTTCAGTATCGCATGGAGACTCCTCGATGCTCAGTATTGGGGCGTTCCCCAAAGAAGACAACGAATCTACCTTGTCGCAGATTTTGATGGAGGGAGTGCCGGAAAAATATTATTTGAGTCCGAAGGCTTGTCAGGGTATTCTGCGCAGGGCTTCAAGTCGTGGCAAAACGCTGCCAATGGTATTACAGAAGGCATTGGAGAAACAGGCAGCCAAGACAGCTTGATGTTTGAGAATCATTCACAGGATACAAGGTATCGTGGTCCCCTTGCTGTTGCACAGACTGTTTCTTCTACTTATGGAACAGGTGGAAACAATCAGCCTTTCGTAGTTCAGACGCCAAAGACTTTGAAAGTCAGATGTGGCTGTGAGGGTGGTGGCAAGGGAGCATTGGTACAGGATAATCTGTCAGCTACCTTAAGCACCAATAATGACCAGACATTATTCCAACCGAGAGCCTATGGTGTGTGTGCGAAAAACAGTAATTCCATGAAATCAGATAATCCGAACAGCGGATTTTATGAGGCAGATACTTCGAGATGCCTTGATGCCAATGGTGGGAATCCTACCTGTAATCAGGGTGGCATTGCTGTTATTGAAGGTAATGGCAGCCGTCCTTCCCACAGGGGAGATGGCTATAAGGAATCTGATGTGATGTATACCTTAAATGCCACAGAGCAACACGCAGTTGCTTTTGCAGAAGTTCATGCAACACTATCAGCAAATGATGGTCCCAAGGGTCCATCCAGTCAGATGATGAAAAACCCGGAAGAGAATTTCGTGGGCGAGGTTTCCTATGGTATAGGAAGACCTGCCATGAACCAAGGTTACAATGCCAAGTTCAGCTTTCAGATTGAAGAGGAAGTCGAACCGACCCTAGTGGCATCTGGAGCATCAGGAGTAGCACATCCAAGATTTTCTTCGTCAAAGGCATCATTCTTTACTGAGGCAAATGAGGAGTGTGCAAATACACTTGTTGCCACGGATTATAAAGACCCACCAATAGTTAATGATGGGGACGATGTTGATTACATTGTACGCAGGCTTACTCCAACGGAATGTGAAAGACTGCAGGGATTCCCGGATTGGTGGTGTGATGACCTTGGTATTCCTGATCCAACGAATGAGGATATTGCCAAATGGAGAGAGGTCTTTGAAACTCATGCGAAAGCAATCGGAAAGACTACAAAACCAAAGTCTGATGCTCAGATAAGGAAATGGCTGCAGAACCCACAGAGTGATTCGGCAGAATATAAAATGTGGGGAAACGGAGTGGCTCTTCCGAATGTTTTCTTTGTGCTTGCGGGTATCAAATATTATTCGGATTTATCACAGAAATAGCTTGCTATTATGTGCCTTCAGAGTGATATATGTACATACCAAAAAATCATAAGGAGGTACAAAACATGGTACTACATTTCAATGTAACAAAGGACAAACGAAAAGCTATGGTTCAGGCAATCGAGAAGGAAATCGGGGGTAAGGCAAAATACCTCGGAGTTCCTTCCTGTGCCTACGAAATTGGGAACTTTACGGTAGGAAAGAATGGCGAATTGGAATTCGGAGATTTTGATGACCTTGATGAGGTTGCACCGATTGTTGATGCCTGTGTTTTGGCAACAGGGGTCAGCCCGGCAGAATGGGACAGCAACGAAGTGGGGGCAGAACAACCCCACAGTGAGCCGAATAAAGGGGCAGAAACGGGCGAGAGCCTTGGACTTACGGTTTCCATACCACTTGAAAAAGTGGACATGGGAAACTTAATAAGCCTGCTTGAAGCAAAAGGCGAACTGATAAAGAAAGCCTTGGGAATCGAGAATGTTCACATTGAAGAAAAAGACGAGGTTGTAAACTTCCCTTGGTTTGAAGAGGTAAAGCCGGAAGAGGCACTTGCCTACACTAAATTCATATCAGCCATTTGCGAGATGAGTAAAAAGCAGAAGAGAGTGACTGCAAAGCCAAAGGAAAATGAGAATGAGAAATACGCATTCAGATGTTTCCTTTTAAGGCTTGGGTTCATCGGGGATGAATTCAAGGCAGACAGAAAAATCCTTCTTTCAAAACTGGATGGCTCGGCAGCATTTAAAGCAGGGGCGAAGAAAGGGGGCGAGCAGTAATGTTTTTCCCACCAAGAGATATTGTAAATAAGGTAAAGGAACAGTACCCGGCGGGTTCAAGGGTTGAACTGATTTCCATGAACGACCCATACAGAGATATTCCAAGTGGAACGAAGGGAACTGTTACGGAGGTGGATGACACAGGTACAATCCATGTGCATTGGGATAACGGATGCTGCCTTGGGGTTGTCTATGGAGAGGACTCCTGCAGAAAACTAAGTACCGTGAAAGTCATCTGCTATAACGATGAGGAAGTATGGGACAGCCGGGAGGATGCTTTGGAATTTTATATGAAAGCAATGGCAGGCTCAGAAGGAAGTGAGCAGGAACGATATGCCAAGATTGTGGCGGAACTTGCGATGGGAAAGGCTGTCTGCACGGATGGGGAAGAGTAGAATAACGCTGGAAAGATACACAATAAAAGGTGTGTATGTGCTAGGGGGTGGATGCCATGAATGAAAGATTATTGGAGAACCTTGCCAGATGGATGATTAGCCACGGCACCATAATTTCAGACAGAGAACGGAGCAACTATTATACAGCAGTTCGAATCATAATACTTAATTGGAGAGGAAATGAATACATAATTGTGCAGGTTGATGGAATGACCTGCAGAATAGACAAAAACTAAATATCAAACAGGGGCAGAGCCGTTGGCTCTGTTTCTTGTTGCATTTAGAATTTTTGAGTCACCTTTGGGTGGCTATTTTTAATAGGCTCTCGGAATCTTGAGCCTGCCGACCAAGATCCATCGGTCGGATGAACCTTGAAAAGTAAATATTATCCAGAATGGAAGAGACATGTAATTGGGATGGAAAAAATGGCGCACTTTAATAGACCATGCGTCAGAAATGGGTTATAATGGTATCGCTTATTCAGTTAAGCGGCTTGCTCAAAGAGATCTTTTAGGTGGGATGACTTTGGCAAAGCCCATGCATCAAGATGCTGACACATCATGATAGCAAAGAGGCGGCAGTACCACATCTTAGTAGAGCGGTGTCTGCCGTCTTCTAATTTGTAGTCGATCTTTTCACGCTTATTGCATCTCTCTGCGGAAGTTCTTGCGTTGTATTCCAGTTTCCACTCTTCACTGCTTCTGGGGGATCATTAAAAAGTCGCGGATTATCTTTCTGTGTTAGGTGAACAGTTCTTCCGTATTTAGCATTTGAACATGGATGTTCGCATGTACAGGTGATTGTGCCGCCCTTGAAGCTGATCTTAGGGCATTTGAATTTTGTTCGTCCTTTTATAGATTCAGTACCGTCACGGCGCATACGAAATCCCTCTTTACAGATGGGAACGCCATCAACTTCAATGGTGAAATCATCCTTGTAAACAGGTGGCTTGCCGCCTTTGCCATTTAAATCTATGAAAGGTTTGATTTGATGCTTTTTGCAGTATAGGTAGTAAGGCATGGCATCATGGGCAGAATCTAAAAGGAGTTTGCTTACAGTTACGTCCGGAAGGAACTTTTTCATTGAAAACCAGTTGTAAATGAAACCGTGAGAATCATGCCTTGAAGCCGGTCCAAGCAACGGAAAAACGGGGAGATCATTATCAGAATCGGAAGCAGTCAGCATATATAAGTCGTAGCCGAAGTAATAACGGTTCCTGTGTGAATCCCATCCGATGTTGCAGTCAGGCTGTCTGTAAATGCGGTTACATTTACAATCTCTGATGCCGTTTGCCAAACAGTTGCAGGTACGTTTTTTACGCTCCTGTGCTGCAGTGTAAACGGGAGTGCCGTCACCGGCAAGAGCAAGACGATTAAGGTTGATCAATCCCATTTCAGCAGAGCGGTTCAGGAAAAGGGAACTGAAGATTTCAAAGAGCCTGGTACATGCATCCATGTCGGTTGGCGGTTCCTGTTCGAGTTTTTCAAAGAGTTCTTTCACAGTGACTTTTTCGACAGGCGGGGCTTTTTCTTCTTTACCTTTTGGCTTCTTTGGTTTTTCTTTAGGCGGATGAACGGCATCTGTAAGATTATTCTTATCACTGCACCATAGACGAGAGAAGAAGTCATAAAATGTTCCGATCCCCGGGGTATCACCAACGTTAAAACCGCTAAGAAGGGCATGAAGATGGTTTTCCTTCATGTCGGCAACCCATGCAGTCACAGAAGTGATTTTGAATTCTATGGAAAGCATGACGGAGCGCAGCATGTCAGAAGGAAGTCTTGGGGCGGGACCAAAGTTAGAGTATCGATCCAGCATGAACTCATCAACCGCAGAAAGATCCAAAGCGTAGAACTTTTCAAGGATTTCCCACGTCGAAGAAGGAAGGGATGAAGCGGCGTCTGGATAATATTTACGAAGTTGATCCAGAACACGTTTCTGGTAGGCGGGGTGACCGCCGATGTTAACAGGTTTCATAATGTGCACCTCCAATCAAGAGCAAATTTGCTTCTTAATTGAGGGGCGCGCCTCGCTACCTCTGCGAGGTTATGATCAGCGAGGCGCGCCGCACATTTGGCTCTGCCTGTCAAGTACTTTTTCAAAAAAAGTTGCTGTATAGGTGGGGGAAAATAATAAATGGGGTCTTCAAAACGCAGTGTTTATGCGGAGTAGAGATTCCGAGAGTCTATTTTATTGGAAAGGAGGCAGGAGTTTGCGAAAACTGAAAAAATATGTGCCGACCAGATTTATGGCAGAGGATTCTCACTATGATAAAGCCGAGGCAGATTTTGCTGTGAACTTTATTGAGAACCTCTGTCATACAAAAGGAACATGGGCGAGAAAGAAATTTGAACTTATGGATTGGCAGGAGCAGATTATAAGGGATGTGTTTGGAACAATAAAGCCAAACGGATATAGGCAGTTCAATATGGCTTATGTTGAAATTCCCAAGAAAAATGGTAAGAGTGAATTGGCAGCCGCTGTAGCACTTTTACTGCTTTGCGAGGGAGAACAGCGTGGAGAGATATATTCGTGTGCTGCAGATAAGAACCAAGCGAAAATCGTATTTGATGTAGCTGCCGATATGGTGAGATTTTCAAAATCATTAAGCAAACGAATCAAGATATATGAGTCACAGAAGAAGTTGGAATATTTACCAACGAAAAGTACCTATCAAGTATTATCTGCCGATGTTTCCAATAAGCATGGATTTAACACCCACGGGGTAATCTTCGATGAGTTGCATACCCAACCGAACCGTAAATTATATGATGTTATGGTTCAAGGTTCAGGAGATGCCAGAATGCAACCCCTATATTTCCTTATAACCACAGCCGGGAATAATACCGAGAGTATCTGTTATGAGGTGCATCAGAAGGCTTTGGATATCATGGAAGGGCGAAAGCATGACAGTACTTTTTATCCTGTAATCTTTGGTGCAGGTGTTGAGGAAGATTGGACAGACCCAAAGGTGTGGAAGAAAGCAAATCCATCTCTTGGAGAAACAATAGGTATTGATAAGGTTGAGGCAGCCTGTGAGTCTGCAAGACAGAATCCCGGCGAAGAGAATGCTTTCAGACAGCTTCGTCTGAATCAATGGGTCAAGCAGTCAATCAGATGGATGCCAATGGAAAAGTGGGATGCTTGTGCATTTCCTGTGGATGAGGACGAACTTGAAGGAAGAGTATGCTACGGTGGACTTGACCTTTCAAGCACCACAGACCTCACATCCTTCTGTCTGGTGTTTCCGCCTCTTGACGAGGATGATAAATATTATGTTCTTCCTTATTTCTGGTTGCCGGAAGAGACTCTTGATTTGCGAGTCCGAAGGGACCATGTGAATTATGATGTGTGGGAAAGACAGGGATACATTCAGACCACGGAAGGAAATGTGGTTCACTATGGTTATATTGAAAAATTCATAGAACACCTGGGCGAGAGGTTCAATATCCGGGAGATTGCATTTGACCGATGGGGAGCAGTCCAGATGGTACAGAACCTTGAAGGCATGGGATTTAATGTCGTGGCAATGGGACAGGGATTTGCATCAATGTCACCACCTACAAAGGAACTTATGAAACTGACCCTTGAACAGAGGATTGCACACGGAGGACATCCTGTCCTTCGGTGGAATATGGATAATATTTTTATTCGTACGGACCCTGCTGGAAATATCAAGGCAGATAAATCAAAATCAACAGAAAAGATAGATGGTGCCATAGCCTGTATCATGGCGCTTGATAGAGCAATAAGATGTGGAAACGATACGAGCGAGAGCGTCTACGATACCCGTGGACATCTCGTTTTTTAGTCGTATCGAAAAATGCGGTACAAAATATTGACATATACATTGGATGGTAGTATGATACTCGTATAGAAATTTGCGGTACAAAAATATGGAGGTGTAAGTATGGGCAGACCGGGTTATATGTCATTATATGCGGACGAGAGAACACAGCAAATATTCGATGAGTTCGTCAAAATTAAGGGGATAAAAAAGTCCACGGCACTTACAGAAATGCTTGAAATTTATATGCTGTGTCAGGACGAAGAATTGTATACCGAATTGAAGAAGAAATCATTAGGAGTGGAGGTCGCAAAACAGGTGTTAGTACAGAGAGCAGATAGCAGAGAAATAAATGATTATATTTTTATGAAACTGGGTACAGCATATGATGTTGATGGAAACGCAATGGATGGGTATGACACTATAGATGCGTATATCAGAAACTGCTCTGAAAATGGAGAGGGATATACTTGGTTTTCAACAGAATCACTTCACTTTGGAATGGCAAAGAAAAAAGTTGAATATTATAATTCTCTATGCGAGTTAGGAGAAAAGGTAAAAATATTGTTTGCTGTTGGAGATGATGTCAATGATATCGTGTATTCAGCTACGGTTATGGAAATTGTATCTGGAAGAGATGCTGTGGCGTGTCCAGATGATCTTGCTTATGTGCCTTGTGAATTTGCAGATGAAGAAAAAGCAAAAATATGGATAAAAATAGCAGACATTCAAGAAGAGAATGAACTGAAAGCTGCAATGCTGAAGGTTAGGAGTACAGATGCAAACTTAAAACAGATAATATCAAATTCGCAGTTTCATTTTGGTTATGTGTATTTACAAGAAAATTGAGGTGGTATTATGGCAGAAGAAGAAAAAGATAAGGAAGCGTATGAAAGATACAAAAGATATCAAAGAGCAAAGTGGAAATATGAAAGTAAAGGAACAACAATGGTTCTTATCGTTGTTATAGCAATAATGGTGTACATAGCATGGAAACTTGGCTTAATGTAATGATTCAAGCATCAATCAGGAATGGTTGGTGCTTTTATTATGCCCATTTTTGAAAGGAATGGTGAGAGATATGGGAATATTTAGTGGAATTTTTAAATCGAGAGATGCACCCACAAACAGAACTGCAGGCAGTGCCTACAGTTTTTTTCTTGGGCAGAGTGCTGCCGGGAAAAGGGTAAATGAAAGAAGTGCCATGCAGACATCGGCTGTGTATGCCTGTGTCAGAGTTATATCGGAATCGGTGGCAAGCCTGCCATTACATCTGTACAGATACAATAAGGATGGTGGCAAAGAGAAAGCCATCGACCATCCTTTATACCATCTGTTACACGATGAGCCGAACCCGGAAATGACGGCATATTCCTTTTTTGAGGTGGCACTTACCCATTTGCTTTTGTGGGGCAATTCCTACAGTCAGATTATCAGAAATGGAAAGGGGGAGGTCATTGGTCTTTACCCGCTCATGCCAGACAGAATGACGGTAGACAGGGATGAGAAAGGACATCTCTATTATGAGTACATGGTATCTTCCGATGATGCCCCGACAAATAAAGGTTCCACAGTGAGGTTAAAGCCGGAAGATGTCCTGCACGTTCCGGGATTATCCTTTGACGGTCTGGTTGGATATTCTCCAATCGCTATGGCCAAGAATGCAATCGGTCTTGGTATCGCAGCAGAGGAGTATGGAAGTAAATTCTATGCGAATGGGGCTGCACCAAGTGGTGTGCTTGAGCATCCGGGAACACTCAAAGACCCAAGTAAGGTAAGGGAGAGCTGGACGCAGACCTTTGGTGGTTCTGCAAATTCCAATAAGGTGGCTGTACTGGAAGAAGGTATGAAATATACACCGATTTCCATCAATCCATCTGAGGCACAGTTCCTTGAAACAAGGAAGTTTCAGGTGACGGAAATCTGCAGGATATTCCGTGTTCCACCCCATATGGTTGCAGACCTTGAAAAGAGTTCCTTCTCTAATATTGAACAGCAGTCTTTGGAATATGTACAGTACACACTTCGCCCGTGGCTTACAAGACTGGAGCAGGCTATGGCACGAAGACTGTTTACGGAAGAGGAGAAAAAGACCTATTTTGTGAAGTTCAATGTGGACGGACTCCTTCGTGGAGATTATCAGAGCCGTATGAACGGCTATGCCACAGCAAGACAGAATGGGTGGATGTCTGCAAATGACATAAGGGAACTGGAGAACCTTGACCGTATTCCTGCTGAACTTGGCGGGGATTTATATCTTATCAACGGAAACATGACAAAGCTTGAGGATGCGGGTATCTTCGCAGCCGATGGCACAAAAAATGGAGAGGAGGATTCCGATGAGGGACAAGAAGAAGTTCTGGAACTGGAAGAACAGGAAAGTTCTGAACCAGGAAACAAACGAAGAAATCGTAGAACGAACACTTGAGTTATACGGCACCATTGCCGAGGAGAGCTGGTTCGATGACGATTTTACACCTCAGATGTTCAAGGATGAATTGAATGCCGGAAGTGGTGACATTACGGTATGGATTAATTCTCCGGGAGGTGACTGTGTGGCGGCTGCACAGATTTACAATATGCTCGCAAATTACAAGGGAAATGTCACAGTCAAGATTGACGGCATCGCAGCATCGGCTGCATCCGTGATTGCTATGGCTGGACATACAGTTTTGATGTCCCCAGTTTCAATGATGATGATTCATAACCCTGCGACAGTAGCTTTCGGTGACCATACCGAGATGGCAAAAGCTATCGAGATGCTTGAGGGGGTTAAGGATTCCATTATCAATGCGTATGCGTTAAAGACCGGGATGTCGAGAGCAAAGTTATCCCACCTTATGGATGCAGAAACATGGATGGATGCCACAAAGGCCGTGGAACTCGGCTTTGCTGATGACATTATCACAAGAAATGCTTTTCCTACTAAGGAAGAGGATGAAGATGAGGATGAGCCGAAGGAAGGCGAATCAGAGAAGCAAGAAAGCACCGAAGAGGATGAGAAAAAGAAATCATCCAATTCCGTGCTTTTTTCACGCAAGGCGGTAAACAATGCCCTTCTTAACAAGTTGGAGGAGCATTACAAAAAGCCAAGCGTAAATGTAACCAAGCAGGCAGAAATCCCTGCTGTAACCNAAACGGATGGTGTATCTGCAAATGAAATCAGAAACCGTCTGGAACTAATCAAAAAGTATATTTAAGGAGGAACTCAAACATGAGAGTACAGGAATTAATTGAGAAGAGAGCAAAGGTGTGGGAAACAGCAAAGAACTTTGTGGATACCCACGAGGACAAGAATGGTAATCTTTCTGCCGAGGATAAGGAAACCTACAGCAGAATGGAGGCTGAAATCGAGGAACTTACCAATTCCATCGAAAGACAGCAGAGAGCCGAGAGAAGGGAGCAGGAACTTTCCAAGCCTGTAAATTCCCCGATTACTGGAAAGCCTTATAAGGATGAGCCACAGGGAGAAGTAAAGACGGGACGTGCATCGGATGAGTATAAGAAGGCTATGCTTACAGCACTCCGTTCCAACTTCAGACAGGTATCCAATGTCCTTCAGGAAGG